TCATAACGATTTAAGCCCAGCCAGATATTTTTTGATGCTGGACTCCGGCCATTTTGTAGAGCGACCGATTTTCTTTGGCGGATCAAGTTCGCCAGACTTAACTTTGCGATAAATGGTCGCGCGGTGCATATCCAAAATCCCGCAAACCTCTTTAACGTTCAGCAGACGATCCATAATTCTCTCCACTGGCCCCGGCCGGGGCCGTTGATAATTCATTCTCAGTTGTCACGGCGCCAGGCGAACGGCAACGGTTCAGGTAAAATCCACAGGTGGCGAATATTGGCAACGTTCACCACGTCGCGTTCCGCCGGGTAAATCTCGACCGCATCCCGGTCCGCATAGCCAACGGCGTTTTTGATTTCCTGGAGCGTGTCCCAGCTTATGCCGTCTTTCCAGCGTCCTGCTAACCCCAACTCTCTTGTATTAATAGACAGGCGAATTACGCCCCCTTCCTCATGAAACTCCTGCACCAGAAAGCGTGGATTTATCCAGACGTTGGTTCGACTGGGGTCGTGGAGTTTTTCCGGCCACTGCGCTTTCGGTACCTCTTCAAGACAACAGATCATGGTTTTCCCCTTAAACTCATCACAGGGCTTGCCAGAGCACGTAACCGGCGCGGTTTATCCATCGGCGTCGCGATGTAGCTGTGTTGGCAGTTCCTGATCTCGACGCGAAGTTTGGTCCCGTCAACCCGGATCATGTAATCCACGCTTTTGCCTGTTATGCCGTAGTCCCCGAAACGCTCGTAATGTTCCTGGAGCGCTGCGGCGCAAGCCTGTCGTGCCACAGGAGATTGTTTGCTGCCTCTGTTAATTAGTCTCATCGTTAACCGGGAGGGCGAACCCTCCCGCCTCCCTTAGCCGACATACTCAGGTTTCATATCCAGCAGCGTGATGCTGAATTTCTCGTAAAGCTCATCACCCAGGTGGCGTTTCGCCGCCGTCAGGGTCTGCTCAGCCTTCGCGAACAGCTCAGCAGCTTCCGGTTCACCCGGCTGCGGAAGAGAGTTGATCGCCGCTTCGACTTTGTTGCGCGCATCCACCAGGTAGTAGCGCTTCACGGCTTTGTTTTTCAGTTCAGTAAACAGGGCGGTGCCCAGTCTGGCTTTCGCTGCTTCGATATCCACACGTACAGCTTTCGCGCTGTCGACGTCTTCAGCAGATTCAATGCGGTCGCGGAAATCATCGGCCAGGGTATCGATGTTCGTAGTGCATTCCTGTGCGCTGCTGGTTACCTCAGCGGTAATTTCCTGCACGCTCATGCGTTGCACAGGGGCTGGATTGATTTCTTTCTCTTCCCGATACGAAAGATCATCAGCATCCTGAAAACCCATTACTGCAGCAGGGCAATATGCTTTAGCCCAGTATTTTGTGGCGAGGTAAAGGATCTGTTGTTTTGGGTTAGTTACCCACAATGGTGAGTTTCTGATTGCCACGCTTGAGAGATAAAGCTTTTCACCCCACGTTATTTCACTTTCGCCTTTGATAATCGCACCAGCGCGAATAAACAGGCCGAGCTCATCTTCATCATTCCAGTCACGCACGCGCACAGTTGTTTCGTAAGTTCCTTTGCTACCGGTTTTCTTAACGGTTGTGTCTTTGCTGCGGAGGCATTTCTCCCAGTCACCTCCGTATTCGTAATGGAAGCGTCCACGAATAGCGCCAGAACTTGTTAAGATGGCACTGATAAGCTGTGCCTCATACCCGAGCTTTCCGCCTACAAAAAACGTCTTTTGTGCAACAGCGTAAGGGTTCATTCCCCACTGCATAGCCTGCATAACAATCGCCATGCAATCAGCGGGCTTCCCGACGAGGTGGTCAGGAATGGCAATTGTTGCATCGGCCATGAGGTTGGCAAAGGCCGTTAATTGCCCCAAAGCCTGGACGTTAAAAATAGAATTACTGGCCGAAATAGTATTCGGCGCCTGCTGGTCAGCAGTGATGATATTGGTGTTTTCCATCGTCATTCCCCTTAAGCCGTGCGCAGCGCTTCGAGGCGGCGCATATCGTAGTCGCTCAGTTCGTCGATGTAATCGTCAACAATCGGCGCTGGCCACTCGCCGGTATCGAATGCGTTCGCGATTGCCCGCATGGTAGTGCGGTACTCAAGCGCGCCCAGCTCAAGCAGTTCCTGGCTGGCTTCGACAATGGCGATCCAGTGGTAACCTTCGTCTTTGTTCACGAAAATCCAGAAGAACTGATCCAGTGCTGCTGTTTCGGTATACATGGCCGCACTCAGGTGATAATCGCGGTCAATGATTTCGCGGTGGAGCCGGGCACGCAGGCCAGACTGCTTCACGTTCCACATGCTTATCGTCTTGAGGTCAGCCCCGATGCGGATGCCGTTCATATCGATTTCAAGGTCCGGGCGTACCCTGATTTCCAGCCCGGTTTCTTCGTCGATCCCAAAATAGCTGACTTCAACAGCACGCCCCGGGTGCGTCAGGAACTTACCGGCGGTCGGGTGGGCCAGTAACGCTGACTGAATGGCCCGGGCGGTCGCCAGCTGCTGGCGCGTTACCAGAATTTTTTCCTCCGGGTTTTCGCGCCAGGCATCCAGCAGTTCGTCGGCGAACACGGCGTCAGGGTTAACAGCCTTCACGGCCTGAATCAGGTCGGCTTTGGTACCGGATACTTTAAGCGGCTGCGGCTTCTGTGCTTCCTGCGCCACCAGGTCAGGATTAATGATCGCCAGTTGTTCGAGTAACGCATCACGGCTGCCGCTGGTTTTCACCGGCGCGGGCAGGGTGGCGTTGTATTCTTTGATACAGGCTTTCATTGCGGTCGCCGTCTGCTTCTGGTCTGCCGAGATACACTGGAACTCAGCTGGCAGCGTCATATAGCTCTGCGCTGTCTCTTCCAGACCGCCGCCCAGCGGTACCGGGGCGGGCAGTGTGGCGTTGTTCGCCTCCAGCAGTGCTTTGATATCTTCAGCGCTGAGTTGCGGTGCCAGACTGGCGTTATGTGCGTCGATAAACGTGCGCAGCGTTGCCGTGGTGGTGAATGCGCCTTCCGGGATTTCAGGTTCAATACTGAATTCTGTGTGCAGGTTCTCCGGTTGCAGTGCCAGCGCATGCACCAGGTTACCCATATCCAGCACTTTGGACTGCTCGCGGGAAATGGTCTTTTCAACGTGGCGCGCATTGAAATACATCAGCGATACGCGGGCATCTTTCACCATGGTGGAACTGATGCCGTTCGCGGCGTGGTAAACGTTGTTCGGCAACCCTTCATAGCGGCCTGGTTCGAAGAAAGCCGGGTATTCTTGCGCTGGTGGCTCCTGATGCACTTCTGGCTCGACCTGATTCACTTTTTCGGCTTCTTGATGCGCAGAATCGTCACTCTGATGCACATTTTCCGGTTTTTGTTTCACATTCTCCTGATCATGATTCGCCAGGCTCGGCGCTGCGGCCGCGAAAATTTCTGACGGCGCTACGGCATCTGCCTGCGGATGATCTGCATCAGCGCCTTCGCCTGCTGAAACCGGTGTACCAGCCGGGATTTCGTTACTGACAGCCGTTTCCATCTGCACATCTTCGGTAATCTCCAGTTCTTCGCGCAGGCCTTCGGCCATTTCCTGATAAGTGGCGTCGCTCGTTACCGGGCCGTTGTCCGGATTAATCGGGGTGTTACCGGTCAGCCCTTCGATAGAGAACACTCCAGCGCCGAGGTTTTCGACCTTAGGCTGTGCTGCCGCTTCTTCAGCCCGGCGACGCGCCCCTTCTTCCCGGACGCGCTGTAAGTTCTCTTCGTGAGTACAGAAGGATTTACGCGGCGTTTTATCCCATTTCGGATCCGCCGGGTCGCTGATACCCTCAACATATTCGCCTCGGTCAGCGGCCAGTTGTTTATCCAGGGTTTCACGGCTAAATTGCGCAGCCTCCACAGTTGCAGCATCTGGCTTGGCATGCTGGTGTTCTTTCAGGTTTGCGCTGATGTAGGTTTGCAGGCTGACCGGGAAATGATGGACGTTTTCGGCGGCACCACGGATCAAGGCGAAAATGGCAGCGCGCGAATAGTCCAGGATGCCCGCTGTTTTGCGCAGCGCTGCTGACCATTCCCTGAACGGGCTTTCTTTTTTCTCAATGATTTCTCTGGCGCGGCGGTGAATGGA